AGCGATCGAGTCAATCCAATCTGACGTCGAGCAGAAACCGACCACGATCGACGTCCCGCTCTGGCGCACCTGTTTTTGCACCCACCCCTCACTATCGAGGAACCCGGCAAGAAATGCTTTTTTTTCTTCTATGGTTGTCTTGAAGAGGAAACTTGGAACTTTCTTTTTGGAATCGGTCGTATCCCTAAGCCAAAAAACAAGTTCTCTGGAACAACAATGAAGAAGATGCATGTGCGTGGATTTTTTAAATCCCTCACACATCCGATCATATTCTTTTCTCCAGACCTTATTGGGGACGATCAATTTCAGCCGCCGCTCGACTTCATCGGCAAAATCCTTGTCCTTGACCTGTAAGCGGAAAAGAACCTGGACGCCGCCCCACTGTTTCCGAGGCCATATATTGATATTCCCATCACCAAGATACACTCCCAAGATATAGGCCAGATTCTCGTCAAACTTCAACATATGTCGAAAGTCTAACCTATATAACTTCATTTGTCAAAAAACAAGAGCTTGGTTGCGGATTATCTGCACCTGAGCATTTTTACGCTTTGGTATCTCAGGATACGCCAGACGTCCCCGCAGTTTCGTCAATTTTTACATCGCCATTACTGGCGAGGGCCCCCATGCTGACAGGAAAAGGGCCAACTGGGTCTGTCTCTCCAGCTCGTTGCCTCCCTGGTAGTGGGAGATGGCGGACTGGGTTCGCGATACCGTGAACGGGATCGCGATGTGCTCGACGATGTTCGTCGCGCGGGTCGGCGTATTGCACGCCAGGGCCGTGAATGCGGCTCCCTCTTCTACTGCCCTCGATTGGGCCGTTCTGAGCGCTTGGTTCAGGTACGAATGGACGACGTTGAGCGCCGTGGATTTGCCGATCAGGTTCGCGACCTGCTCTTCCCTCGCGGTGAGCAATTCGATCGCGTTCAGGACAACATCCTCTTTGCTTGAAACATCGCCATATACCAGCAAGGCATTTGATATGGCTGAGATATTTTTCCCTTCCCGGGTTCACGCAAAGAACGACTCGCGAATCAGCCCTTGAGGGCGTAAGCGTCGAGGACCGCGGAGACGGCGGAACTCGCCGCGCTCCGGTGATCGCCCGCCTTCGCGAACTCGCGGGCCTCGCTCATCTTGTCCTTCGCTGCCCCGAGTCGGGGGTTAGACTGAAGGACAGTCTTGGATTTCTCCGCCTCATCGTGAGCCTGGGCCTTCGTGAGCACGCTCTTGAAGGATTCGAGGTTGGCGATGTCTCTCAGGGATTTTCCCGTGCCCTTCTGGAGATCCATCAGGGTTTGCTTATGTGTTTGTAAGCCGGGGTTCTCGCTGAAGAACGACATCTCCTCTAGACGCGCCGCTTGCTCCTTGACCATCGCTTCCAGATCCGGACGAGGAGCTGGCGCAACGGTCTCTTTCTGTGAGTCTTCCATAGTCTTCCGCTGTTCTCCGAGCTGGCGCGCAAGGCGGCCGCGTTCAGAGTCGCTGTTCTTAAGTTTCTTTAGGACTTTGCGAGCAGCCTCAACAGAAGGGATCGACTCACCGAGTTCTTGCGACAAGAAGTCGGTCAGGTTCACATCTGAAGTGGTCGCGTCGGCGTCTGAGGGAGTAACGTCCGCTCCTTCAGGTGGGGCGCTCGCGGTGGGGACTTCATCTGGTATATGAAATTACAGACTGTGTAACGAACTTAGATCGGAAGAGTATCGACCGCCTCTCCCGTACAGCCGCCCCCGGACGCGTGGAAGGGGGTAACCCGCGCCGGAGGAAGCCATACGGAAGCCCCTTACTCTTCTTCCCTCTCCACTATAGCATCTTTCCTCATGTCCTTGTACGCCTTCGCCGAGAATTCATGCTGCTTGGCGCGGCCCTCCACCTCGCCGATCCAGTTCATCACGAGTTCGATGGCTATCTGCCTCGCCGCGATCTGCTGGAAGACCTTTTGCGGATCCTGGTCCTTGATCGAGAACACGTCCCCGAGCGCGAGGACCAGTTCGCTGAACTTGCGCCGGACGATGGGCCACCCGTCATGCGTCACGAGCATCTTCAGTAGTTCACCTTCCTTCAGGACTTTCCGCGTCGCGGGATCCTTCATAGCGACGGCACGTTAGCCTGCGTCACGGTGCTCTGCTCGGAGGGCGGCATCCCGGGCATCATGCCAGGCACCCGCATCCCCGGAGCCTGTCCTCCCATCATCGTCATCATCTGCTGCGGGAGCGCTTGCTGCTTGCTCATCACTTGTCGCGAGTCGATACCCATCGCGTCGAAAATCTGCCGCACGACCGCTGCCGTGTCGATCCCGACCATGGGAGCGGACGCCGCAGTCTGCAACACGCTGATGAGATTCTGGACGAGGACGCCCTTGTCGATGGACTCGTTCGTGATATCCACCTTCACGTCGTAATCCGAAAGGTCGAGCTTGTCGGACAACTCGACGAAGATATCCTTGCCGCGTTTCTGGAGCACTTCCTTCACGCGCTCGATCTCCGCGTACGCCTCGGCCGCCTCGAAGAACGCGCCTGCGCCGTTCATCTTTTCCAGCTTCTTGTAGACCATCTCCTTCGCGATGCGGTCGATGTAGTCCTGCACCTCCTCCACTTCGCCGGAAACGCACACGATGTCCAACGGTCTGATGTCCTTCATTACGATGGGCATGACCTGGCGCGTGATCCAGCGTTCGAGGAACAGGCCGAGGCCCTCCTTGATGCGGGTGAAGCTCGACTGCGCGCCGCGCGCCTGGAGGACCGCGTTCGTCGCGGGAGTGCTTGAGGGCATCTGCTCGCCCGTCACGGACTCAAAGGCGCTCGTCACGCGACCCGCCCAGCCCTGGATGCGGTCCTCGTCGAGATACGAGGATTGCGACGCCTCCTGCATGACCATCTGCTCGATGTCGTTCGTGTCCTTCACTGGGATCGCGCCCGAGGTCGCCATGCGCTGGATCATCGCGGGCGTGATGCCGGAGTCGCGGCGGATCTTGAAGATGCCGAGCTGCGAGACGAAGGCGCGATTGATGCGGATGTTCGCGATGACGTTCAGCCAGGTCTGGAGCATGAGCAGCCGCTCCGCAGGGCCGCGACCATACCACCGGCCGCTGATGCGCGAGTACCAGCACTCCTCGTACGGGCGCAGGGCGTTACCCATGCGGTCCTTCTTCTTGTTCTCCTCAATGAGATGCACGAGGCTCTTGTTATTGCGCCCGGAAGTCACGATACGACCCTCGACGAGATCCTTCTCATCTTTCTTCTCGCCCGTGATGAACGACCTCGGCATGAGCCCCCATCGCTCGAAGACCTCGATGTATTTCGCCTCGCCTCGCGCATTGAAAGCGTCCTTGTCGGTCCTGCTGATGTCCGCACGGCCCTCGGCCTTGTCCTTGTTCTCCCATCCGTCCATGCCGTCGAACTCCTCCTTCGTCAGCACCGCGCGCTCGATCACGGAAGTCGCCTCGGCGATGCTCCGCGACGTGGGGTCGATGTAAAAGTTCAGAAGATCGACCGGGCGTATCGTCACCCTGCGCTTGCCCGTGGCAGAGACGTTCTCGATCGTCTTCCAGACGGCAGTGCCGTCCGTCGCGACCGACTGGATGAGTTCGTCGAGAAACTCACCGAAGCCTATCTCGTCGAGCCTGTTCTTTATGATGTTCCTGACGATTGCCGTAAGGCCCACTGCTTCCGGCTTCTTGGCGCGGAAGTTCACGTCCTTGCTGTCGAGGTCGATGTTCTTGACCGTCGCCTCCACCATGGACTCCGTGAGCGGCACCCAGACCTTCTCTCGCCCGGTCGTCTCGTCAATGGGATTGTCGAAGATGCCCCAATAGTTCTTGCGCAGACGTTTGATGAGATTGCGCATCCTGAAACTGATCTTGTCCGTCACGAAACAGGAAGCGTCTTCCCATGCGGCGACTTCCTTCGAGACGAGGTTCGCTGCTTCTTGTTCAATGTCCATAGTGGCTAGGAGTAGGTGGTCTTATAGAGGCCGTAACTAATGTCCTCGCCTATGCCGTCGGGTGCCTCAGCCAACTGAAGCTGGTAAGCGAGGGCGTCAAGACAATCATCGTGTGCCCCTTTAGGAAAGCGTACCATTTCCTCTTCCAATTCTACACACTCCCCCTCGACATGATAGACACTCCCGGATTCATACCTCGGCAAAAGCCCGCGCATCCTCGTCTCCTTCTGCGTCTGATTATGATCCACCTCGACGACAGGGAGAAAGACGTTACGCCGACGCATCTCGTCATCAAGGAACGGCTTGACCGCCTGGAGGTATATCGTTTTTTCTATACCGATCTTCGTATACCTGTCCCTGGCGTAAAGCTCGAAAAGTTTATCAATAAGTTCAAGGGGCGACAATCTCCCGCGAGTGCATCTGATATTCCACTTGTTCTGCGTATCGACATAGTTCGTCACGAACGCGGTGTAATCAGCGGAGGCCGACTTCGACACCGCTGTATCAACCGTAAGAAAGCGGTTGGTCCCCAGCACGAGAACTTCAGCGAGCGTCCTCTTCAGGAACAAATGCGATTTGAACTCCTGCGACTCCTGATCGACAGGATTCTGCATATACAGGCTCGACCACTCGTACGCCCCCAAAACCCTACGTATCTCCGAAAGACGCTCGAAGGAGAACTTCTTAGGCCACAGCGCTTCGCCAGAGGCTCTATAAGCCTCGTGGTGCGTCGCAATCGCTGGGAGGCTTACTACCTCCCATTTATCTCCACCAGCGCGCTCCTCGGCCAACAAACGTCCCGCTAGGTCGTCATCGTGCCAACGAGTCATGATCAAAACTACCGCGCCATCAGGAGACAGCCGCGTGTACGCGGTCGAACGATACCAGTCCCAAATCTTATCCCTGATTTGCGGACTATCCGCTTCCTCGCGGTTCTTGTGAGGATCGTCGATCAACAGGACCGACGCA